ATTAGCATTACCACCAGCTTCGTACATCAGAAGCATTCCTACTTCTGCATCAAGAGTCCAGTCGCCTGCCTTAGTTAGCAATTCTACACTACTGCGATGACGCAACAGCGCGGTGCTGCTACTAGTAACTGGGGTTCTATCAGTATGCTGAGCAACCTGCATTCCGCCAGAATCAAGGGCAAGACCAACAACATTGGTCATAGTAACACCTGTATATCGAGCTTGTGCAGCAAGGAAACTACCAGCAACAAACTGAGTGGCACCGTTAGTGACGTTGCCATCAGGAAAGGTTATTCCCTCAAGTGTCGCCGCCGCATAAGCATTGACACCACCAACATTAGCAATAGTAACTGCAGTAACGTTAATTCTTGCTGGAACTTGCATCTGAACATCAGTAAAGAACTGAATTAGATGCTGCTTTTGGTAATTGGAATCATACAGCTCGCCCGGAGCATCACCTGCCCATGCATAGACATCATAAGCAGCAACTCCAATTGCAGGACCGATAAATAGGTCAAGAACACCTTTGGCATCAGCTAGAGTTTGAGTAGGATTGCCTCCAAATAGATCTGTTGCTGCTGGTGCAACTTCATGCTCCATAACTAAGCCACGATCAACAATACCAACTGCTGCCGCTTCAACACTAACTGCACCAACTGTACATAGTGCTCCCGTTACAATACTTCTAACTCCAGCATCAACATCAGTTTGTGTATAAGTAACAAATGGATCAGTTGCTGCTGTTGCTGCTGCAGCCTTTTTCTTAAGTCCAGCTGGGCACAATCGACCCTCTCGCGTAAACGAAAGAACCTTGCCACTTGAAATAGTAAAATAATCCTTGGATGCGTCCGCCTGCCAAGCAACAGGAAGCCAGTCACACGGCTTCCATTCACCAGCAGGAACAGAAACATTAGGCTGAACAACATTATTGGGTGTAATGTTGTCTAAAATGTCTGTCCGAGTCCTGAATGACCCTGAAAATCTTTTTACGACCATAATAATCTCCTAAGATTTAAAATTGTTGGGGTGGAAGCCACGTGGCAAATAACCGCGTTGTGAGAGAAACCAGTTCTCTGCAGCATCGATCCCGTTAGTTTCGATAACCTTGATATATTTATCAACAATCTGTTGTTCAAATCTTCCTAACTCATCCTTCTTTTTAGAAGGAAAGTCCATATTATCAGAAGATGCTGCAGAAGGGTTATCCACCTGTTGTAGTTCAGAATTATCTTCTGAGGTAAAAGCGTTAAGCCAATCACAAAGTGGTTCTAGCTCATCGTTTTTAATTTCTGAGTCGCGTTTCGCATGAGAAGCAAGAGTTTTGATTGCTGTTGCAAGCGATGCTTCCAACATTTCAATTCGCGTCAGCGCCTTGATATAATCATTCTTAAACTCCTCATTTGATAACGTACCTGTTTCTTCAGTATTGCTTTCTGCCGAAGCAGAGTCACAATCTAGAGATTTTAATTTTCTACTTACACATGCTAAAACTTTAGACTTTTGATCTGACGAAAGCTTAGCACGACCAATAAGTCGACGCGCAGCTGTTGCGTGAGCAGAGTCAGGAACTGGAAAGCTCCTATCGGGACCACAGAAGGTAGAAGCAGCAAGCTCATTCCTTTTCTCTGTGGAAAGCTTTGCATCTCCAAGCTCCGCGTTAAGAGCAAGATCTAAAATATACCAGTCAACATCTAGATCATCAATTGCTTCATCAGAAGTTTGATCATCTTCTTGTGCTGGTTGCTCCTCTGCGTCACTTGCTGAGACTTCTTCTTTGTCAGCAGTCTTAGCAAGCATAGCGCCTAGCTTCTTAACTAAAGAGTCAAGCTCCTTAAGATCAAAGCCCTCGTCAGAGGGCTTATCAGGAGAGGGCTCATTAGAATCAGTGTTTTCAGTAGTAGCTTCAGCTTTTAGCTCAGTAGTAGCCTCAGTAGTAACTTCACTTGTATCTTCTGCTGTATCTTTATCAGACTCATCAGAAGTTTCAGTAATACTGTCAGCAACTGCAGAAATATCTTCTGCGGCGTCTGTTTTAACGTCTACATCTTCGCTTGAAGAAGCTTCTACAGAGACCGGTTCATCAGCAACTGGTTCAGTTGCTTTTGTTTCATGTTCTGGCATATTTTTCTCCGTAAAATTATATATAGAATCACTAAGATAGATAGTGTCTTTATCAATAGCGCATTCTTTAACGCTCATAATAGAAGCTAACTGATCTACTAGTTCCATAGATGACACTTGCGACAAATCGTCAGCAGGCATATTAACAACAGAACCTTCAACAACCTGGAATTCTCCAGTTACAAAAACGCAAAGGTCACCATCATAAATTTTGCCATGTCTATGTTCACACAAGTCACCTTGCGCCCAGTCTGATAAGCAAACACTACAAACATGACGATCTGTAGTACTTCCAGCCGAGAAGGTTACGTACCGACCATCTAAAAACTTTTCAATAGCTTTTTGATCGGTAATCTTAGCTTGTACTCGCATTCTTCCAAGTCCAGGCCAGTCAGTATTTGTTAACAGGTTATGTTGCTTAAGGCTTTTAAAGATTCGTTCGGGATCATCACTGTCGAAAGATTTGCGTACACTCATATAGTCTTGTACATTATCAAAGAAGCTCATTGCTTGAGCAGATAAATCTTCCCAACGTCCATCTGTAAATCTACCGATTGGATCACTGCCCCCATCATGATGAGTTAGTATGGGTTTTGGATAAGGTGATAACAGAGTGTTGATTCCCTTTTGTTGCCCTTTGGTTGTATAGATGCGGTTATTAATCCGACGACCTGAATGACTTAAATCATAAGTAATATACAAACCCTTTGTTTCACTTTCTGAAACAATGGAATCGATTAAAGAGACTTTTTCTCTAACAGAAAGTTTAGCTAGAGATGGGTCGGGATCAACCTTCACATAATCTATAAGTTTTATTCTATTCATACTTACCCCAATCTCAAAAACAATTCAGAACAAAAAGGCTATTACGTAAGTTATACTTACATTGATTTTTATAAATCAAGTTTTACCACACTAATTCCTAATTTATATGACTTTTTTGTGAATTCGTCATTTAATTCGTCGAGCCTCCACTGAAGGCTGTTAAGAATGGTATCTAATTTGACACTACCCTTTAAGCTATAGATCCGTTTTCTACTAAGTGCAACTAATTCCTCTAGTCTTTTACCATAAACAATCTTAAGGTTTTCAAGTTCATCCGGAAGATTTCCTTCTGGCAGGGTATTATTTACCGATTTAAAACCCTCCATATAGGAATTTTCTATATAGCTTGAGTCTATCAGGAGATTATCATTAATAACAAGGTCTTGTGTTAATTTTGGACCAGATCTAGTTCCATGCTGATTAGAAGGTCGAGATCTAGATGCTGAAGAGCGCTGCCCTCCAGTAGAAGAAGAGTTATTAGGCCTACCGGCTGCCTGCTTAGATGCCAGCTCTTTCTCTTTCTGTGCGGTTTGCCTTCTTACGCCCTCTGGAGTTATAGAGGAAGCAGGACTATCAGCAAGAGCATCATCAGCTGCAGGCATACCAAGACCCTTTATTAAAGCAAGAGGCTCCTCATAAAGTTTAAAGTAAGTTTCATCTCTATCTTCTTCCTCAATAGGTTTTTCTCCCAGACGCTTTCTGGCTTCATTCTCAGTAATGAGTTTGTTTAGCCACAACTGAATTGTTTGGTTTTCTAACTTAGCGTTCTCTTCTTTGTCAACAACACCAAACTTAATTTCAACACGATTATCTGGCTCAAATACACTAAGTCCAAAATTACCCTCTAAAAGTAGTTCACTAAACACAAAGTTCTCTATAAAGAGCTTCATATAGAACTGAAGAGCTTCAACATCTAGGATGGCACCTTTTGAAAGTGTTTGAGCGGTGGCTCTATTGGCAGTGTCACCTTCACCCATATCTACACTGGAAATACCCAACCCAGCAAAAACTCTCTTCTTAAAATAATCTAAGTAAGATTCAATTCGAAGAGCTCTACCTTCTGAGCCTATAGCAGTAATCTTATGGCGATGATCTGATATATAGATACCGCCAGCAGGCATATACTCTACTGTTCGCCTAACTATATCAGTCTCTTTTTCTCCTTCAGGACTATATCTTTCAGGCATTAGATCTGAGCCAACTTGATAGTGGAACAGAGGATAAAGATTTGAATCGATTAGTTCTTCAACATTTTCTTCTATACGTCGTAAGAGGGCAATATCTTCTATTGCAGGAGCAACCTCTGGTGTACCTATTGGGAACCCAGCCTTCTTATCCTTATAGAAATGAATAACATCGTATGGGGAAAACTCCTTGGTTTCACCAGTAGGAGTTTTTTGCATTACCTTCTTTATTTCGCCGTTAGCTTTAGTCTTAAACAGTAAGGTCTCAAAGGGTAATATAAAATAGCCCGCGACAGGCTCAAGCTCTTTGTCGGTCCCAGCATAATTACGCACACTCCCGCTCGAAGCTTTCTTATTTCGAGTTTTAACCCACATACAATTAGAGTACCGAATAAGATCCTGAGCTGTTTCTGCTACCAAAAGATTAAAAGGTTTACCGCTAACTAGCTGTATTTCAGCTAAGCGATTTTTAATATATTCAACTGTTGTAGGATTCTTTCCTACAAATTCCCAACCAGCAACAAGAATACGATTAACTTTTTTCTGAATAGCTCTAAATAGATAGCTATCAGTATCTTGTGCGATTTGTATTTCTTCTAGATCATATGGAGGCTTAAACCAGCGTCCACGATGACGCTCGGTATAAGAGAACCCCCTATCTCCTATTTTCTTAACAGAAGGAGTAACTGGGGCGCCTATGGGGATATTACTATCTGCTGCTTGAGTATTAGTAATATCTAATATCATATTAAGTAAATCTAATTTCATTACTATCTCCTGTTGCTACATTCTAATCAGGACGAGTTCGACCAACTTCATTAGCATGTTCGGGTTCTCCTTCATTTCTAGCATCTTCCATACACTTTACAAACAGATCTTCTAGCGCCTTCTGTCGTTCATCACGTTTAACACCTGTAGAGCAATCTGGTAATTCTATCTCACCCGATACGTAACATCCAGTTCTGGATGTTCCATACAAGATATTACCATCCTCACTTATCTGCCATCTCTGTCCAATCCAATCTCGATGAAACATTTCTAAAACTTCATCAGGATTTTCTCTTATATCCTTGCATGCTTTTGCCCACTTCAATTTAAGTTCTACAAGTATACCCCAAAGAGCAATTTGATCTATAATTAATAACATTAAACCACAGTTAGTTATATTTAGTCCCAGACCTCCCGAGACTAACTGATTGAGACTCTTGGCTGCAACAATTAGATTGTCAAATAGCTCTCTTAACCAATTTTTACTCTCATTTAGAGACACAATAGTTTTGCTAAGTGGACTTATCTGTTTCCAGGTATTGTTTTTAAGCATTTCATCTATAGAGGTTTCATCAGTCATTGTAATCTGATTAATATCGTTCAATTGCGCTTTGCCAGCTTCTTCTTTTTGCCTATCTTTTTTACCTGATGGAGCTGTCTCCCCCCACCTGTCTTTCTGTGTTCCAGCACGACTATCATAATAGTCAGGAACAGCTTTTTGAGTTAAAGCAGGTGGACTTTTTGCATCTACGTGGCCTGTCCTTTTATGAAAGTCTTTTCTTGATTCAGTACCCCAATCAGTTTTATTATTGGGTGGGCCAAAGAAATTTCTTTCTGGTACTATACTGCCACCTTTGCCGCTCCAATCAGGCCCTGTTCCAACTTTCATCTCTGAACCGAAAACTGAAGCTCCACTATTAAACCAGGGGGAGACTCCTTGTTCACCAGTATCCTTATAGAAATTATCTACTACATCTTGTCCTGCGCCAGCAACTGAAAGAACAGTATCAATGCCCGTATTTATAAGGCTATCAACTGAAGATAAGACTCCTATTATACAGTCAATAGGCTGCATAATTGCAGATAATACTTGTTCAAGAGCAGATACAAGGATATCAACAATAGCTTTTATTATTGGTCCAACAATCATTGTCCAATCGAATGACAGTTGAACCATCGACATTCCATACTTCCTTAACAAAGCCTGTAAAGCCATTAGCATTAGTAGAAGGTCCATAGGGCAGAGCCATCTTATTCCTGCAAATAAAGCACAAAGATCTTTTAAGGTTGAGAAAGGGTCTAATCTATCTTTTATAAAGTCTAGAGCAGTTTCAATATTTTTAAGAAGTTTTTCTATTTCTGCTAATAAGTTAATTGGCTTAATCTGCAAATCAAAATTAAATGATAAGCTACAGTTAATACAATCTTGAAGAAAATCTTCCGTTGAGTTACCTATCATAGCAGCGACTCCGCTGCCCTTCTCAGGGTCTCCCAGAAGATCGCTAACAGCTTTAGTGATATCTACATTAAAACCAGCATGAGCACTTGGAGTAGTTGCATTCCAACCTTGCCATTGTTTATTCGGATCTAGAAAGGTCTCGCAGGCATCCATTTCATTAGCACCTTCATTACATATATCAGGAGCTAATGAGCTTCCTTCTGGCCACAACCAACCTCTTGAGTGCGCTCCAAATACTTTACCATCATAAGAGATGGGACTGCCGGCATCTTTAGGATAGCAAGCATTTTGCCGCTTAACTTCTCTTACGTATCTCTCGTATCCAGTTTCGGCCTTTTGCTCCTCTGCCGTGAGTGCAGATGTTGAAGTACCAAAGCCATCACCGCCAGTAGTATGAAGTACAGCTGCACTGACATTTACCATCGAATCCATAGCGGATAGAGAGGGAAGAAAGCCGACCATAGCTGCTTCACGATTTCCTTTTATAGCAGCTTTGTTTGCAGCAGTTTCATACTCTTTACAAATAAGAGAAGCATGCATATATAAGCTTTCTTGATCAGCTGATTTAGCCATGATTGGTTCTAATCCTCATCCTCATCAAGGTTTATTAAATCCTTATATATTTTAGCATTATCCCTACTGGATTCTAGTAGCATTTTATATTCGCGTGCTCGAGCCATTGCAGAGGAATTAGATTCAAAGTCAAGATTAAGTTCTGTTAAACCAGCTAGTAATGGAAGAAATAAAGATAGGTCAGCAATAAAATCATTCATCATGCGAGCAAAATCATCTTTATGAAGAAAGTCTCGACCTATCTTCATATACATTTTTTCATAATCTTCTTCTCTCTTAGTTGGATCATTTTCATGATCTATCTCTTTTCCATCAGATCTATCTTTAAGAAAGCCCACTATTCTTCATCCTCATCTTCTTCAAAAAAAGATCCAACATCTTCTTCTTCTAAACTTTTTTTGAGATCAAGAGCAAACTTATAGTCAGCATATGTAATTTTATTTGCTATTTTTCCAGTAACAACTTGGAGAGCTTTTTTTAGTCTTGCCTTATGCTTAAACTTAAAGTCAAAAGTCGCATCACTACTAGCGCCTACGTTTCCATCTATCTCATCATTAAGCCACTTCATCTTACTTTTAACTCTTTTAACAGTTTCCTGCATCTCCCCAACGCTTTTATCAACAAGTTCTGCCTCCGGAATAGTTAATGGTCGCAGATCTTCTCCATTGGCAAAACGAGAAACAAGTTCCGTAAGACCCATAGCCTCCTGTGTTTCTTCTCTTTTAATTTGTGTAAAAGCGCGTCCAACCTTTCTGAGGACATCCTTGTCATCCTGAATATATTCAGGAAAATAGACTCCACGAAATGGAGATCCAGTGTCTGCGTCTTTCTTAGCCATTACTCATCTACTTCTTTAATAAGGTATGTTAGTTTTAACTGCATATTCTCTCTAATCTGAGCTTCTTCACCACCTGGACAATAGATACGAACCCATACCGGATGATTTGTAAATGTATCTGCTGCTTCAACAGTACCTATATCTGGAAGAAGAATAGAACTACCAGACTTAAGTAGATCCCATTCTTCTTCAGTGGGGCGTCTCTTCCCATACATAAGTTTAATACCCCACCCGGTAGTACCAAACTCTCCTGTATCATTATAGCCACCTATCATTGCTGGAGTTAGTTTAACACTAGTATACCACTTAGCAGAATTTTGATTTCTTATATATACAAGTTGTTCGTGAGAATCCCCAATATGCCCATTATGAAATGTTCTTAATGGTGTATTTCCAAAAGTGGTAAGAGTTGTATCATATATCTGTAATGACATAATTATCCTTAGAAAGCATTGCCTCTGTGTGCATTAAAACCTCGCCTTTTATTGTTATCGCGATGGCCACCTCCCATCATACCTACCAATCCAGCACCACCTAGCATTGCTATTCTTCTGTCACTATTGCCTATGGCTGGGGCAGCTCGCTCAAGCATGCTAGCAGCATTTCCTACAAAGCCCGCTTTTTGTATATGTTTTTTCATACCACTTGATATCATAGATTGATTAATTTTTGAACCAAGAAATCCGACACCTCTGCCTATGGTCGCACCACCTGCTACACCCATTAAGGCTCCTTGCCCGAATTCACCACCAGTTATATATGAAGCCGCACCACCTGCAAGTCCCATCCCAGCTGCAAATTTAACTACATCAGTTTCTGGACCCCAATCCTTTGCACCTTTTGCCCAATCTCCTAGGCGCTCCATTCTGCCTTTTGCTACTTGTCCTGCACCAGCGCCGCCTCCTGCAGTACTACCGGCGGGTGCTGTAGCTGCTAATCCCACTTTAGTTCCACCTGATGCTCTCCGTCCAGGCATGTCATCTGTAATAAATTGTTTGGAAATCTGAGCGCTGCCAAGATCACGGCGGGGCATGATCTCGCTCGTGGCGCCGCCCAGAGAAGTTGAAGGAGCTATGGGTATAGAGCCGCTGTAACTGCTCGCAGCAGAAGTTGAAGGAGCTATGGGTATAGAGCTGTAACGCGATGATCCACCCGCTATTGGTACGCCTATGCTTCCGATCCCTTTATGGGTGTCGCCGCCCAGAGAAGCTGAAGGAGCTATAGGTATAGAGCCGCGGTAACTGCTCGCAGCAGAAGTAGCAGGAGCTATAGGTATAGAGCCGCGGTAACTGCTCGCAGCAACAGTAACAGCAGGCGATGTGCTCGGCGGCCGTAATCTTTGGGGAGGCGCAGAGGTCAGAGGCTCTCTGCTTTTAAACCTCATAATGTTATCGGAGTTAACATTACTGAAACGGAGGGTAGATCCCGGAAGATTTCTATTTCTAACTGATTGTGAGGCCCCACCCCGCTGCATTAAGTATTTCACAAAACTCATAATTATCTCCTACTTCTTTCTCCAGCTACGATTCTTAATATTACCCCTTTTAGGTCCTCTTCTTTGGGGTGAGCTTAAGGTGGGTTCGCCAGAGTTTAGTGGAATCCAACCACTATTATTTTGTCTTAACCCTTCAAGAACACTTGTAGCTTGCTGAGTCCTGTTGGTTAGATTACCTCTATTAGGTCTTGATTTTCCAGTAGAAGTAGGCCAAATACCCTGCTTTTTATAAAGCTCTTTAACAGCTCTGTCTTCTTCTTCACTTCCACCACCTCGCATAATCTCTAAAACGTGTAGCGCTCCTGGTACTTTATGCTTTTGCATTGACTGCAATATGTTGCGAGCTTCATTAGGGGGATACGTATAATCATCAGCACTATTGTTTCTACCAACAAAGCTGGGCTGACAGATAGGAAGAGCCTTACCACTATACACTGACTCTTCAAGAGTCAGTGCTGCAAGAGATAGCATCATAGCATCTAGGCGGTGATCTCCCACTCTTTCGTTTTCTACACCGTAAACAGGCTTATTTGTAGATGCATGGCGCCTAAGCACAATATAATTCATCAGTTGCTTAGCCAGTACTAGGTCAGAATAAGGGAAGAAAAATAGTCCCTCTTCAAAGATTCTAACAGCATTTTCAACAAGATAGTGTTTTCCAGGCTTTTTAATCTCAGTACCATCTGTAGGATCTCTTAAGATAACATTTTTAGAAAAGTTAAAAGCAATAAGTCTCTCTGAGAGTTGAACCGTTTCCATATCTACGGGAGTTTTACCCTGCTTAGCTTTCAAATTATGAGCATAAAGTAATAGGTCTTCTATAATAGTATGGCCGTATCCCTCATCGGCATATATCCAAGAAGGCTTCCACTTATAATTAAGAGCAATTACTTCATCTGCCCACTTCTTTGAAGAATATTCTCCTGCTGGAACGTTTACAGCATCCAACGCATACCAATGTCTATTGCTGGGGGAATACCCCGTAACAACAAACTCTGAACCAGCGTTCTTATTCCAGTCAATTCCAATAGAGATAATCATCTCTGCCGGATTGGATACTCCAAGATCTTTTTTGATGAGACCAGCTTCAAGACCATCATAATATTCATAATCAGCTCTAGCGCTATGTATCCAAGATGGCCGAAAGACACCATACTGTCCTTCAATAAATTGAGCCATATACTCAATTTCGAAACTCTCCTTTGTACTTTCTTCTAAAATCTCATCTTTAATTTTATCCCAGTGAGGTAAAACATTTGTTGGATAAAAGTCTTCTTTAAAGTCGCTGCGATTAAGACACCAGTTATAAAACTTAGCTCGTTTACCAATTGGTGTTGAAGTAGCTATTAAGATTGTGTCTGGAGTTGTAGCGAGAATGGGACTAACAACCTTATCAATAATCTCTTCTGGAATCATATCCATCTCATCAAGATAGATGACGTGAGCGCTCTGGCCACGCATAGTACCACCGCCAGAACCATCTGCTTTCATTCCCAATCCAGAAACAAAACCCTTAATAACAGCGCCGTTCTTAAACTCCATCTTATAGTTAGGAGTTTTTATATAGAGACTATCAGTGGTCCCGGATGAAACCTCCTGTCTTAGATCTACATTTCTTTTAATTAGAGATTCTATCTCTTCAAAAAGGTTTGTAAGCTGAGCTTGATAAGGAGTAACAATCATTATCTCAGGACCAAGAATTACATCATTGCCTTGTGCATCTCGCCCTCTCAGTACTCGTAGATTAAATGTGTAGTACAGTAGTTTTAGTGCCGCAGCGAATGTCTTGCCTGAACGACGACCCTCACGCCAAGCTGTACGCTTTGCTGTACAGCGAACTTGTTCTTTCTGATAGGAACGAATTTGCCATCTCTCATCTTCATCGGAGAACCCAAACATAAGTTCTGCCCATGCAACAGGATCTACAGTAGATAATAGTAGCTTTTTTGCACGATCAATAGGGATATCAGACTTTTGAGATATTTCTTTTATTTTTGATGCAGAACCCTTTGGAAGTCCCCTAGGGATAAAGTCGCAGCGCACTCTAAATTCATCAGACTCTTCTATCTTATCTTCATATTTAGTAATTTGTCTAATCTGACAGTTGATACAAGTTCTATGTATATCTGTTTTAATGTTGTAATTCTTAACAAAGTATTCAACAAGATCAGGATCGGCTACTGCTTCAGGAACCTGATGGCGAAACCCATACTCATTTATTGTATAAAGCTTCTCTACTTTCTCTTTAATTTGTGCATCCATTACTTATTAATTTGCTTTTTTAAATAATCATCTATAGCTGCTTTCACAGCATCTTCAGCCAAGACAGAGCAGTGAACTTTTACAGGTGGAAGAGATAGTTCTTCGACTATCTCTTTATTTGTAATTTGTTGTGCTTCTTCTATCTTCTTGTATTTGATCCATTCAGTAACTAAAGAAGAGCTAGCAATAGCACTACCGCACCCAAAAGTTTTGAATTTGGCATCTTCAATTATTCCATCATTATTTACCTTGATTTGCAAACGCATAACATCCCCACAAGCAGGAGCACCTACAAGTCCAGTACCTATATTTTTATCATCCTTATCTAAAGTTCCTACATTTCGAGGATTCTCATAATGATCTATTACTTTTTTAGAATATCCCATACTACTTATGCCCCGATAAAAGAAAAGCTAACATAAGGCTTATAATGCATGCTCCCATTGCTACCCAAATAACACTCATTACATCATGTTTCCTTGTTGTCTATATGTGGAAAAGTAATTTCTATTCATATGCATAAATGATGCTTCCTGTCCAAGAGCTGACCGAGCGTTTGTATGTGACTTATGCATAGCTTGAACTGCCCTAGCTCTCATAGTGTGAGCGTTTTGTGTAAAGAAGGATGAAGTATCACCAGCAGTATCAATGCTTCTCTTCATTTGAGCTCTACGATAACCTGTCTTTAATAGACTGTATGCTCCCTTCCCTACCGTATAAGCTCCTCCGACAACAGCTGCGGCAAGCATCAGTCGACCGGGACGCTGAGCTATTCTAGCACCAGCAAAAGCACCGGCAAAAGCACCGGCAGCAGCACCAGTAGAACCTCCAATAGCATCCCCAAGCATAGAGCCAATCGTAGCGCCTTGATAAGCGCCCGCACCTACTGCAAGATGTGTCAATCCAGCCCATTTCCAAGTAGCATTTATATTAGTTAGGCCACCAAGAGCACCGACCCCTTTTGCGCTCCTATTATAAACTACACGACCAATTGCTGTTTGAGCAGCAACATCAAGAACTGCAGCATCAAATGCTCCCTTAAATCCTTGCTCCTGATATCCTTGGTATATAAAGTAAGCACTAGTGCCAGCACCAATACCTGTCATCATATAACTGCCCCAACCTGATCGGGGTTCTATTAAGCCTTTTCCAGGTCTGTTTTGCGCTCCAATACGCATATTCGCAAGCTCTCCAGCACTTACTCCTTGCATAGGAGTTCCAATCATACCCTTACGATTGCTAGCTTGGAACTCCATGTTGCCCCATCGACGCAGTTCTGTACCCGGAGCATTTCGAACACCTAGATTTCCTTGTCCCTTTCCAGATCCGCCAGATACAATCTCTCCACCAGCGGCCAAGAACATGCCACCTGTTACAGCATCCGCAGCTCCAGCTGCTGAATGACCAACCATTGTTTGTAATGTCTGCCAAATACTTAATGCTGCCATGTTCTACATCCCATGATGACCTATTGCACTATTAAACATAGTAAAATTAGCATGTTGCTGAGCCAATTCCATACTACGCTTTCTACGTGCATTTCTGCCACTTACTCCATAAAGTTTATAAGAAGCTAATTTTTGTTTATTCCAAACCCCACTGGATGTTCCAAGAGTATCTAAAGCAAGAGATTTATCTAAGCTATGAAAATTTCTACTCTTAATCTTTTCAACAGCATTCTGCCCTTTTGTTTTCATGAGGCCAGAAGTGTCTTGTAGCATTTGATGCATATAACTTTTATGAGGAGCATTCTTTCCACCAAAGGTATATATCTCATTCCAGTGAGCACCCATAAAGTTTGACTTAAATCCAGTATTTTTAAATCGTTTACCAATTTCAGCAGCCGTAATAGCCTGAGCAGTACTATAAAATCCTTGGTCTTGCGCATTTCGCATTAACGAAGCAGCAGACATCATTGTTGCATTTTGTGCAATCTTATCAATCTGTGTAAAAGTATTAAAGGTTATAGTTTGTCCAGACTCTGCAATAATATCTCGATAAGCCTTGAAGTAAGGCGCACGCCACATTCCTATCTCAGAAGCTCTAGCCAAGTTAGAAGCAGATTCATATGTAGAAGCTCGATACATTTCTTGACTGCCTTTCTTTTTGAAAGGAAGGTAAGAAGCCATACCTCGACGAATCATCTCAAGATTTAGATTACGTCCATCAGCAAATACAGTACCAACCTGACGACCATAAGTTACATTGAAAGGATCTATTACAAGAGAAAGATTTTTAGCTCCGCTTATCATAGCTTGAGCGGCTTCACTACCAGCATAAGCATAAGGTTGAGCTCTATGGAATCCACTGCCTCCCGCATGCTCTGTTTCTGGAGCATCGATACCAGCCAAGCGGAACTTATATGATTGACCACCACCAAAAAATGTAGAGATAGCATTCATAGCGCCTGCTCTTTGAACAACCAAAGTGTCGGCATCCTCCATATTGGACTTCCAGTTTCCACTAGAAAGATCAATCTGGAGAAGATTCTTGCCCCGCATTCCGTTTAGCTGTGTAGGATCCAGAGGCTTAAAGTCACCCTGCATAAACTCATGTGAGATATAGCTGGCACGAGAACTTTGAAGAATTCTCTGAGCAGTCTTGATGGGATTCTCAACATCACCACCAGCATCAAAGCGAGCACGATTCATTAATGCTTGTAGCTGCGCTGCGTCATTCATTCCTCTGACACCAGAAGCGCGGTTAATATAGCTCTGTCTCTCCCGAAGAAGATCCATCTGAGTAAAAATATCACCAGAAGTAATTGGCCCCTGATAAGGAGAACCAAAGTCAGTCATCTGTCTTCTAAAAGTAGCTGCTATACCTCCCTTTGGCATACCAGTGACCGCCCAGACATTATTGGGCCCCTTCTTCATATTGCTATCGTCTAATCCAGCAAATTGTGACTGCGACTCTAACCAGCGCTGATAGTTCATAGTCCGTAAAGACTCTGGGCCTTCTTGTAGCTGTCTGGGTCCCTTAGCTATATCACCAGCAATACCTAATGCAGCAATACCCAGCCCAGCAATACCAAGATATTTACCTGCGCCACGCATAACACCAGCATCCATATGAGGCATAAGAGGTCGCCTCACACCCTTCTTGAGCATGCCTGCCGGTCCTTCTAATAGTCCTTGTCGTATTGCTAAGTCTTTCTCTGACTTAGCAAATATTGTCGAGACTCGTGATGCACTTTCTTCTTCAATGGTTTTACCCATTTGCTCTAGCAATGCAGCGTCTCGTACTACTGTCCTTCCTCCAACATCTGCGAGGGCACCCTTAGAGATAAATTGCTCCCTAAGGGCAGGAAAGGGATCATCTGTAGGGATAGCTACTTGATGTCTAATGTAGGCAGCAGCTTCATCTATTGACTGAAAAGCTCTATCTTTATGAAAGGAAGTTAATACGTCCTCAAGCGCACCAGCTGTACCCATTTGTGTACGGTGATAAAGACCGACACCTGCTGTCTGGACACTGCGTCCTGTCGGAGTACCCTCACCCCCAAAGGTCTTACCAAAGTCACCGAACATTCTCGCATAACGCTTTGTTAAGTCGCTTTGAACTAGTTGTGGACCAAATGCCTCTTGCGCATATGCCTTCCGCATTGCAGCCCAAAGAGGACCCTCTCGTTTCTTCGCTTGCTCAAAATACGCAAGACCCTTCTCTGTGCCCTCAGTATACTCTTGAAGGGCTGCAGTCTGTGCAATAGACTGTCGACGGACAAACTCTTCGATGGGAACATCACCGGCAGCTCGGTGAGGCTCTGGAGTCGTCAGTCTTTTCCACGCTTGTGCTTCTGAATCTGCAACAGAATACCCATACAATCTTGCCTGAACATCAACGCTGAAAGCATAAGGCTCACGACCCTGAATCCAGCCCAAGTTCTGAGTATACGATTGCTGCGCTCTAGGGATGTCTAGAACATCACGAACATCACCAGCGCCGGTATGCTGCATAATTGCTTGGTGTACGCCGCGCCAATCACCAGTCATGAACGCTTGAGCACGAGCTTGGTTTACTTCTTTTCCTGTGATATGGAATCTACCACTCTTAGGATTGTAGCCTGGCATTTCTCGTAAGAAATTAGCGTCGAGTAGTCTCTTATCGTACTCTACCTTAGTCTTAATTTTTCCAAGCGCAAAGTCTTCGTGAATTCCTGCTTCTACTGCTGCAGCTGCTGCAGCAAGATTCCCACTCTCAAAGTTTACATTAGCAATCCATAAAGCTTTATTCTTTAACGCTCTATGAAAAGCTCCACCAGAAGCTAGTAGATCCTCAAGACCAATTGTAAGAGCCTTAGATGCCTGAACACGACCACTCTTTACCGCACCACCAGTAGGAAAGTAAGGAAACCTACCCTCTTTAATTGCATTCCTGAGAAAGATGTCTCCGCC